ATTATGCTCTTTAACTTTTTCTTTCAAGCCATTTCTTACTGCTTCGCTAAGTGCTTTTTCATCTTCAATAAAACCAACATGTTCTTCTATTTCAAAACTCTTTGATTCTTCTCTTTCTATTTGGTTTCTAACTTTTTTTGACCATGAAAAGCCTGCGTCACCACCCCACAATGCCCATGCAATTCTGCCTGCACTAGGATAGCCTTTCTCACCTTGGCTAAAACCCTCTGCTTGTTTATCTACTTCATGCCTTGAAAAAAAGCTGTACATTCTTTTAACTGTAGATATAGACAGCCTTTCTTTGTTCATTAACTGGTTAGCACGAGCAACACCTACAGCAGTACCACCACGCTTGTATTTTCTTCTCCATTCCAAACCTCTTGCAGCTTCTTCTGCCATAGAACTATTTGGTATTGTATTAATATCAGATAATGCTTTTTCTTCTTCTAGCAATAATAAAATTTCTTTATCAACTTCTTCATCGTCATAATCTTCTAAATCTTGCTCATTAACTGGGTTTTTAGGTTTTTCTACTGGTTCATCACCAAGCGGAAATAAGTTAGCTGATATGTAAAGATCATCAGCACCATCTTTAGGCTCTAGACCTAGCTGTTGTCTTGCTTCATTTCTAGTCATAATGCCTTCTCTTACAGCAGAGGTAACATTCTCATATGTTCTTTTAACTCTCTCTGACAAAGCAGGGATTGAATCTATGTCAAACTCTAGTGTTAAACGATCATCAAACAATGGAACTAACCACTCATTAAGGTCTGATGCCATTTTTCTAAGATGTGGAATAATTGTTTCTTCATACAAGGCAAGCCTTGCTTCTGCAACATTTGCGTATGTCTGACTATCAGGAACTCCTACAAGCTGACTAGGTACACCAAAACAAAGAGCAATGTCTGTGGCACTCATATGTTTAAGGTTTAAGAAATCCATGTCCTTAGGACTAAGACCCATTTCTTTCCAGTCAAAGTCTCCCTCTAACAACATAGGTCTACCTGCATTGTTTGCACCAGTAAATCTATTATTTAAATCAGTGATAAGTTGTTGTCTCTGTGATTCACTAAGATTAACAGCAAAGCCTTGATCATCTTGTGGCTTAAATACTACAGCACCACTTGGTCTAGCACCGTTTTGCAGAAGATTTACATTATGTTTGCTAGACATATTAAATTGATCTACCTCTACTGCTGCTGCACTCATTGGACTTAAACCATAATAATCATCTAGTGGATTCCATAGCTTTACATGTTTTAGTTCGCTAAAACCATTTTCTTGATCTACAAGGTAAGTTTGTGCAACTCTACCATTGACCATGTACTCATACTTCTCAGGTATCGGTTTGCCACTTCCCTTTATGTTTATGCGATCAGGTCTTAGTTGATGCAGTTCTTTTGGCGCACCCATATCAGAACCAGTCTTTAGTATGTAAGCATTACCACTAAGTAACACATAGCCAAACAGGCTGTTAAAGAACTCACTGTAAGATTGCAGTGGGTTAGGTCTTTGTAACAAATCAATTAAAGGATGTTGTTCTATAATCTGATCGCCTGCCTTAATAATAAAAGGTACTGCACTTGCACCCTTACTTATCTCATTTACGCATCTGTAGACAATAGCGTTTTTAAGGTAGCCCTCTTTTGCTAAGTCTGCGTATTTGTAAGTTTTTGCTTCTTGGCTACCGACACCAAAATAACCCATCATATTTGAATTTTTTTGTTCAACAGGTTTTGTGTTAAACAGTCTTTGTAAAAATGTTTGTTCTGCCATTAGCTTATTCTCCAATTTACTTCACCTTTTGATTTGCTTAGTTCAGATATACCCCAAACCAAAGCATCCAATCTATCAGGGCTTGGTTTTGTTTCTCCTATATATCCACACATTTGTGATTCTAACTCAGGAAAATAACCAATGTGATGAACTCGCCGTTGCTCATATAGTGCTGCAATAGGTTCTGCTCTTATAAGTTTACCTCTTGTAGCCCTTACAGACCTGTATGGAATGTTTAAATCCATTCCTCTTAATAGTCTTTCCACCAAATCGCCACCATTGTTTACTTCTGCCACTATTCTATCTGCACCCCAATCGTAATAACAATTAATTGCTTTTCTTGCCCATTGATCAGGACTGTACTTACCAGTGGCATCTTCTAGTACATAATACTCATTATTATGGTCTTTGCCTACTACAACTATACCAGTTTCATCTGAATCTTCATTGTTGGTTACTGCAGGGTCAATTGCTACAATAATATTTTTTAATTCTTTTTCCGTATTTTCATGCAATCTAGCTTCATCTATAAGTGCGCTTGTCCATAAAGCACCTTCTAAGTTTTCTATTATCTCAGCATATAATTCCTGACGACCTAGTGTAGTGCCCTCATACTTATCTCTAAGCATAGCCAATGCGCTTTCAGCTAAATTTGCTTCATTCTCAAATGTATTACCAGTAGTAACAGCAACATCTTCTCTTGCAACCAAGTCTCTAATTACTTTGGTTGGCTTTGGTGTCGTAGTAATTAAGCATTGTGGATTTTTGCCTAGTCTTAAACCAAACATAAGCTGATCAAATGCTTCAGGATAACGCCAAGCTGCTACTTCATCACACCATGCCCTGTGAAACTGTGGACCCCTTAACCTTTCAGGTTCAGATGCTGCATAACCTACAATCTTGGAGCCGTTATGTAAGCGTATCTCACTTATACTAGATGAGTACCCTTTCATATCTTTTGTAACTGAAAGGCATTCTTTAGGTATTATAGAAACTAAACCACTTGGACCACCAAAACACACTCTCCTGAGATCACCTGAAGTTGGTGCAACGACTGCCGATATAGTGTTAGGGTTTCTTAAGGCATATAGAGCAATGTCTTGTGCACCAGTTCTAGTCTTACCCCAACCACGACCTGCTAAAATTAGCCATATATAATGTTTGTACGCAGGTTGTAGCTGTTTATCTCTAGCCGTTTCAAGCCAATTAGTGCGTAGTTCTATCGCCTTGGCTTCTGCGTTGTTCTTCAACTGTGTCAAGCAGTTCCATAGCTCTTCTGAATGCGTCTGTGTTTTCATTGACTGTGGCATCTATATTATGTGTAGCTTCTCCAAGAGCAAGTTTTGCTAATCGTTGTGCAGTAACTGCTGCATTAGCAAGTGAATTAATTTGTGATGGTGGCAATCCTTTCTTGCCTTGTTGTATTGCTGAATTATTATTTTGTATTACTTGACCTACTGTGCTGTATAAGGCTTTTGCAAGATTAATTGAATTATCATCAAATTTAATTGACTCTTTTGCTCTTGCTTTAATTCTGTCTCTATCAAGTTTTTCTGTGTACTCTTGTTGAAATTGATCTCGTTGTACTTTCCATTGTTCTGTTCTTGCAATTCTGTATATCGTACTTTGTGCAACTTTATATTTCTTAATTAATTCATCTAAAGTAAACAAGACTCTTTCTGAGTTTTCATCAATACCTTGTACAAACTCATTTCTAATTTTAAGTTTTAAAGTATCTGTAAGTTTAGATTTATTGGTTTTACTGTTCATTATTTATCATTAATTACACACATAATATTCCAAAAAAGATTATATGCAAAGGGTATTACTTAATTAATACATATATTATTCCAAAAAAGGTTTACTTATTGTATGGACAATATACTATGTAACCTATATTAACTAAACGCTCACAGAGCAGGTAAAATGAAAGAAGAAAATAAAATCCAATCCATACTAATTGACCCATTTGATCAGAGTCTGTCTTATGTAGATATTTCAGATACAGATATAGAAGATTATTACAAAGTAATGCAATGTAGTCGCTTTGATATAGTTTCTCTTGGTGGTGGTGTCATTATGTATGTAGATGATGAGGGGCTACTTAAAGACAATATGTACTTTAAGCTAGGTACACAAAACTACTGCGGTAGATCAATACTTGTTAATGAAACAGAAGAAGGTGGTAGTACCGACTGTATGTTAACCATAGAAGAAGTTGCAGAAAAGTTAGAGTGGTTGCCTGAGGGTCATAGAGAAGAACCCTTTATGAAGTTCATACCATTAAATTAATTAACAGGGGGTTATATACCCCCTTTTTTATAGGAAAATATAATGCATTTAACAAAAGAAAGACTAGAAGATATACAAGCAAACATAGATGAACAGCTTGTTTGGGAATATCTAAGAATCAGATCAGAATTAAAATTATCATTAT